GTGATCAAGCATTTAGCCGAGCATGGCATAGAGACTTCTGTGACTTTTAAACCTCTTGATGGCCGGGGAGAGTGGCACAAAAAGACGGTTTGTCTGCCAGTTCACGAACACTTGAAAATCAGCGACCTGAAGCGTATAATTAAATTAGTCAAGGAGGTATTGTGAAAGTTTCTGCCGGTCGGCTTCATCATTTTATAGACAATAAAGTATTTCTTCTCACTGGTGGGGCCGGCTCCCTTGGGGCTGTTTTGGTGAAGCGGCTTTTGGAATTTCGTCCCCATTCCGTCAGAATCTTTTCGCGTGATGAGTATAAACACCAGCGTCTATGGCAGTGGCTCAAGGATAAGCGATTGCGCTTCCTGATTGGCGATGTGCGCGACAAAGACCGACTCTTTAGAGCTATGGAGGGTGTAGATTATGTGATCCATTTAGCCGCTCTCAAGGGCGTTCAGACCGGCGAGTACAATCCGATCGAAGTAATCAAAACGAATATTCTTGGCGCCAGTAATGTCGTGGAAGTGGCGCTGGAGCGGAAAGTTAAGAAAGTTCTTGGCATTTCTACCGATAAGGCGGTTATGCCGGAGACGCTTTATGGTGTGACCAAATTGGCGGCCGAGAAGATTTTCCAGCAAGGGCGTGCTTATGCCGGCAAGAATCCGGCTGCAATAGGTATGATTCGCTTGCCCAATACGATGGACACAAAAGGGAATGTTTTTGAGATTTTTAAGCGGCAAGCGTTAACCTCTCAAGTTTTGGGCGTGACTGATTCTAAAATGATAAGGCCGTTCATTACCAGATCAATGGCGGTAGAATCTATCTTAGAAGCTCTTTATCGGCTCTCGTATAGCGAAACTTTCGTCTATCGCGGAGCGTTGAATTATAGTATAATGGATGTGGCGAAGCTCTTTGGCAATAAGATTGAAATAATTGGCCGGAGAGCTGGAGATCGGTTGCGTGATCCTATGATGTCCGAATCCGAAATCCAGCTGGCCCAGCGTCTTTCAGACAATCTTTATTGCATTGGTAATCGTCCCAGTGGTCAAGGAGCGATTATTAAGGAGGAGTTGGCCCGCATGGGCTCGCGAGAACAGCTTCGCAGTTTATTTGCTAAAATAGAAGAATATGAATGAAATCAATCCTCAGCTGGTTAATAAGTACCGCAAATTGCTTGATGATATCAAGGCGCGCATCTTGAGCGAAGAGGGTATTACTTTAGAAGAAGTTTCAGAAATTATGCCTATCGTCACGCTTGAGATTGTAAATCAGATTCGTAAGCAGCCACTTAGTTTTTTACCGCCAGTTACATCGGAGGGCACGGAGAACCCGTCATCCTCGCCGGACGACAGGAAGTAAGCACTCTTGACAGGGGTGATTATTGGTCGTGCTTTAGTCGTATAGGCAACAGGCGTTATTTCTTACCAAAGGATCTCTTTCCTACGCCAGCAGTTGCTGTGAATTTTCTCAACTTTATCAAGGCCGACTCATTGCCGATGGCAGAGGTAAGTTCAATTATTCAAGCGGTTGCTGATGCTGTGGCCAATGGCCTGTTGCCGGCTATTCAGCGCCAGCAAGTTAAGGTTGAAAATTCCCAGCCAGTCACACAAGGAGATGTTGCCTATGTGCATAACGAATTAGCCAAAGACGCCGAGGGTTTTATTAATAGCATTACGAAAGATGAATAAAGTCCAAGGAACAATAAGGCAAAAGCTGGCAGCCAAGATACTTGTGGAAAATAAGGGAAGGAGCGTAAGTGATGCAATGCGGAAAGCTGGCTATAGTCCAAAGAGCGCCAAAAACCCCAAGCAATTGACTGAAACCAAGGCGTGGCCGATGCTGATGAAACAACTCTTACCGGATAGTTTAGTGATGAAGGTTCATAAGCAATTGCTTAAAAAGAAGGAGGTGTTTGTTATTGGCAAAGAACTGGTCTACACCGAGCAACCGCATTCGGACGCCAAGGCTGGGATTGATATGGCATACAAGCTTAAAGGACGCTACGCTCCTGTTAAAGTTAAAAGTAAAGTAAGTGGTTTGGAGGGATTTTTACTTCATGGACGAGGAGACAATAGCCCAACTAAGCCCGAAAGCGAGAGCGAAACTCCAACTGCTGATTGATGACTTTCCTACTTATGCGCGGGAGTGTCTGAAAATCAAAACCAAAGAGGGTTCGATAGTGTCTTTTAGGTTGAATGCTACCCAGCGGATTCTCCACCAGAAGTTTGAGGAGCAACTTAAAGCAATAGGCAAGGTTAGGGCAATTATTTTGAAAGCTCGGCGCGAGGGCGTTTCCACCTACGTGCAGGGTAGATTCTTTCACCGGGCCGTTATGAATCCTTACCTCTCTGCGTTGACAGCGGCCCACGACATTGATTCCTCTGACATCATCTTTCGTATGGGCAAGATCTTTTATGACTTCTTGCCCGAACCAATGAAGCCGGCGCGCGCCTACTCTAACCGCAAAGAGATTGCTTTCAATACACCCGATGGCAAGGGTCTTAACTCCAATCTTTTAGTTGATACGGCAGGCAATATGGAGTTAGGGCGTGCCTTCACCTTGCAAATGTTTCACGGTTCAGAGGTAGCTTTCTGGAGTAATGCTAAAGAATCTATGCTTGGCGTTACTTCAGCCGTAGGCGATGTTCCCGGTTCAATGATTGTTATAGAATCTACAGCCAATGGTGTGGGTGGATGGTTTTGGGAGGCCTACTGGCGCGCTAAGCGTGGCGAGAGTGAATATCAAGCCATCTTTCTGCCGTGGTTTATCTTTCCCGAATATCGCAAACCAGTGCCGGCAGGTTTTCAACCCAGCGAGTTTGAGTTTTTACTACAAGAAAAACACCATTTAGATTTAGAACAATTAGCTTGGCGTAGATGGGCTATTGAAAATCTTTGCGATGGTGATGAGGATAAGTTTAGACAAGAGTATCCAGCTACCGACGAAGAAGCTTTCTTGGTGTCAGGCAATCCAGTATTCTCGCACGATAAGTTGCGCGAAATGGCCAAGCATATTGAGAGGCCCATCTGGATAGGTAATTTAGTCCCCAAGCCCGGTTATCCCGACCGTCCGCAACTTGAAACAACATCACGTGGTTTTATACGCATTTGGCGTATGCCGGAAAGGTTTCATCACTACGTTATTGGTGGCGATGTGGCCTCGGGCATCAAGGGCGGCGATTATTCTACGGGACAGGTTCTTGATCGTAATACATGGCAAGTTGTCGCTGAATGGCATGGGCATATTGATCCCGATCTGTTTGGCCAGCAACTTTGTTTTTTGGGCACACTTTACAATAAGGCATTTGTTGGTGTCGAAATTAATAAAGATGGCATAACCGTTGTTCGTTATATGCGCGACCATTACAAAGGTCCGCTTTACTCGCGCATGTCTTACGACTCAACGGCCGATAAAGTTGTCCATAAACTTGGTTGGCTGACTGATGGCAAAACACGGCCGTTAATGATTAATGACTTGGCTACAGCCATCCGCCAGTCAGAAATTCACATTTACAATTTAGAATTAATTCAAGAATTGCTGACGTTTGTGCGTGACGAGAAAGGCAACGCTGCCGCACAGGAAGGTTCGTTTGATGATCGTGTCATCGCGCTGGCTATCGCAATTCAAATGGCTAAGTACGTGGTTGAGGGTGAAAAGCCGAAAGAAAAAACACTGGCTGACATGATTGCCGCTGACATTGCTGCGGCCCAGCGCATTGCACCGGAAGCAGATGATACTTATATTGAAGAATTGTGATATAATCTTTAAGGTATGCTTTACTTACTAATCATAGGATCATTCGCAATTGTTGCGCTTTTGGTGGTCGACTTTTTTTTGCTTCGCCTATTGCGTGAAGCTATGCGCTTGGCATCGCGGGAAGCGAAGTTTGAACTGCATCCGATTCTGCCAAAAGAAACTCCAGAGCCAGAAGCCGACAAGACTCCGGATGCCATCCCGTTTGATGAATTGCCGCCACATTTACGTGAGCGCGCATTGTCCGCGAAGAGTGGAGAGGAATTGCCAGAGGAACCATTAACGTAAAATGGCAAAAAACGCCGCTTCCGACAAGGATACTCTTGCGGAATATCTGAAACAAAATAATGAGACTCTCGCCACTCGCATAGACGAGATGGTTAAGGTTGGCGAAAGTTCTCGCACAACTTGGTTGCCCGATTGGTATGATCTCGAGCAGAAGTGGCTTGGGAATTTTTATTTAGTTTATGTCAAGTCCAGCAACTCGTTCATTTTAGGCAAAACGGAAGCTGGTCGCACACAGCGTACTGTTAACAAGCTCCGTTCACAATTGCGTGGCACTAAAAATCTTATCACTCGCAATGATCCGCGCTGGGATGTCGAACCTGATAGCAACGGTGAAGAAGCTAAGCAGGAGGCATTAATTGCGAACGCCGCCCTATCGCACACTTATACTCGCTCTGGCTTTAAGCAGGTCGTCAACGATGTTCTGTGGTATGGCATGATGCGTTCTGTCGGCTGGTTTGAAGCTGATTACGATGAGGAAAAGGAATTGCCTATTATTCGCGCTTGGGACGCTTTTGATATTATTACCAATCCCGGCGCCACTGATGAACGAGACGCTCGTTACATCATCAAGGTTGTTCCCAAAACCATTGCCGACATACTGGAGAATGAAATTTACAAGGCCTACTTGGCGGAGAACTACAAGGAGGATGTTAGAATTCAGCCCGATCAGAAATTGGCCTACTCACCGGTCAAGGAGAAGCTCTTGTCATATCAACGCTCACAGGCATCAGCGCCGGTTAGTGGACTGGATACGGTTTTGCTTTATGAATGCTGGGTGAAGGAAGTGCAGGCAGATGATTCTGTTAAAATTCGCATTATCACTAAAGCCGGTGGCTATATTTTACGAGACGAAGTGACCGATCTTGACGACTTTCCATTCGTGGCCTATAAGCCCGAGCAGAAACCCGGCGCGCTTTATACAACTCCATGGATGAAGTCGGTTGTTGATTCTAATAAGGCCATTCTCCGTTTGCTAAATCAAGCCGAGGATTACGCAACGAAACTTCAGGCCGGTTGGATCATCAAACAATCCGGCACTAAGGTGTCCAAAATCTTTAACTTAACCGGCGCGGTCATTGAATACGAGGGTGGCAATCCACCGCAAGTTGCGCCGGTTCCGCCAATGCCCCAGTCTTTCATGGAACTTGTCGATTACCATGAACGTCAAATTGAAGACGTTGGTGGCACACACTCCGAATCAATGGGTAGAATTGCCGGCACCGCCAACTCAGGCATTGCATTGGCCCAATTGCAAGCAGCCGACCAGAATAATATAGCAGAGCCAACGTCCA